GGACGACGAACCATGATCTCTGACCCGATGACCACGATTAAAATCGTCATTGGCTTGGGCTTTCTCTGGTTCCTTTGGTACCGCTGTTTTCGCCCAACCATCCTGGAAGAATATCGCTTTGAACTGTTCAAGGCGCGCGACAGGCTGTTCGCTTACGCCGCGGAAGGGAACATCCGATTTGATTCCGAGACATACATCGAGCTCCGGGAATCATTGAATCGAATGATTCGATTTGCGCATAGGCTCAGCGTGGTCCGGATCATCGTCATTGCGATCCAGGTCATTATTTGGCCCTGTCCGCTGTTCAAGGTCAACGATCCGCTGATGGCGTCATCTCTCAGCGAGGAACAGAAAAAGGGGCTTTCAGCGATCAGAAACGACGCCTGGCTTGCGAGCCTGGCCTATGTGATCTTTCGATCGCCGCTACTGTTGTTGGCGGTCATGCCTCTGGCGCTCATCGGATACCTCGCGGGCAAACTCGAAAATCTGTCCATTCGCCGGAGCCTGCCACCTATGCTTGGCGGCTCGACTCAGGTCGGATCGAAGATGTCCGTCGCGATGTATTCTGGTTTCCGACCAGCAAGCAAGGTTCGCCGAGATCAGCGGGCGCTCGTTGGCGCCCGCTAAGAGCCAACCACGCCTCTACGTCGCCCTGAAACAACTCGTGTGCGGCGCCGCGCCAATGTCCAACGTGGCAATCTCCGTATCGCCATCAAGCGCGTAGATTCGGAGCGTCTCGCCGTCGATTTCGAAATTAAACTTGCGCGCCAGGAGCAACGATAAGGCCTGATCGAGTGTCGGCTCGACACCCACCGCTGCGACAGTCTCCGGAATCACGCGACCGCCGACCGCGTCCGGGACGCCAGCGATATCGGCGGACAGGTCCGCCCCCACTGGGGTCCCGAGGCGCGTCATGATCGCGTCCGTCGCCGCGATGATCAGGGATTGATCCGCAGGATCGGATGGCAGGTTGTCGGTTTTCGCCTTGATGGCGAGCACTTCCGTATCGACGAAATCGTCGATCGTCGTCAGCATCGCCGGAATGTCGCCGGGCGTCTGAACCGTTCCACCTACCCTGTGCACATCGATCGGCGCCAGAATCGAAATGTTGTCTCCCGCCGCGGCCGTGAACGTTACGCCGGCGGCCAGCGTGACGGTCTTACTCGCTCCAACGTAATCCGTGATCAGCCCCAATCCCAGCTGGACGGCGCTCGCAATGTCATGAATGATCACCCGGCAACCGTTCAGCGCGTCGTCTTCGGCCGGGCCGGTGCTGAGCGTGAACGACGTCTGCGACGACAGCGACGCGATCGTCGTATCGATCAGCGCGCCCTCATAGCCGATCGAGAATGTCGCGGCCAAAAACGTGATTGTCTGTGAATCGATCGTGACGGTTGACACGAACACGAAGTACGACGCCCCGGCCGTGAAGAAATCGGCGGTCGCGTTGCTGGAAAGATCGATCGAGAATCCATTGGCGCCGACCAGTCCGTCAAAATCGATTCCGTCCGTGTCCAGCAACGTGAACCCTGTCGTCGACGCGCGCTCCGTGGTTCCGCCGTTCTTGTAGATTTTGATATCACCCACGACGAAGTTAGAGACGACAGCGTTTGCGCCTGTCCCCGCGGCGAACGAAGCAAACGGCACATAGAGCGTTGAACCAGGGTGGACCTTTCCGAAAGGGATCATAAAATCTCTCCTGTCATCCGATCAGTTTTCCTTCAGTCAGCCGGCAGCGCGTGAGAATTCCCTCGTTTAATGGACCGCCGCCCGACGCCGGAATCAGCACTTCGACGAGACACTGACTCACACGAACGGTTGGATCCGCCGTGAGGGATTCGACCACGTTTTGACTCACCCGGACGGTTGGATTCTCCGTGATCGCTTCGACGAGACCCTGACTGACGCGCGCGGCCATTAGGCGCTCGCCTCGAATCCGAACTGAGCATTATTGAATTCCGTGATCGTCCACGGCGCCGACGTGTCGGGATTTTCAACGAACTTCAGAAATCCCAGCTGATAGCCCGTCGTGAGCGTCATCGAATCGGCGGTTTGATAGATCGTTCCGCCGCTCTTGGTGAGCCCGAGAAGCGTTGTCGCTCCGCCGTTGTCCTTGCGCGCGAACGGCGTGATCACGACAGCCTTGATGGTTCCGACAGACAAATCGCCATACGTGGAAAGGTGTTGATCGGTTGGCGTGCTTGTCGTCAGGTAGTCCGTGTCCGAGTTTGCCGTGGTTTCGTCAATCTGACCCGAATCGCTCCCGCTGTCCGCGCCGCCGCGCGCCCAGTCCAGTTCGTCACCGTCACCGGTCGGCAGAAACGCGCGAATCGAGTGATCGCCAATAAAATCGTCAAGGCCATCCGAGTTGTCGTCTCCGTCGATGATGTAGAGATCGTCGACCCGGAATCCCAGGATCGGCTGCGTTGTGCCCGTGCCCATGCCGGTGAAGTTGCCGAACGTGATCACGTTGCAATACACGTTTGCCGTGGCGAGCGTGTCGAGGCCCGTCAGGTTCAGCCAGACCGCGCCGTTAACTCTGACTTCAATCTGTCCCGCGCTGGCGTGAATCAGGGCCCGGACTTCGATGAACACGTATGTCGAATTGAGTGGCAGTGTTTCCGCGGACGTTCCGACGAGCGTGCCGGACGCGTTGTACGCCGCGATCTGACCGGAGGAGTTGACCCTTACCTCGCATTGCTTTGTCGCAGAGTCGATGAACGAAACAAGCTGACCGCGCAAGGCGTCTCCCGACCAGGGAAGCTGGGTCATGTAAAACGCAAACCCGACGATCACTTCCGCGACGTTGGCCCCAATGCTCCGGGAAGCGTAACGGACCCACGTCGCGTTCGCGTTCGCGTTGGCGAACTGCATGCAGTTCGACCCCGTTCGCGCGTTCGAGGTCGCAATCGTCGGCGCGTCGCTGGTAGCGACCACCGTGTAACGCGTCGCAATGGTCGAGTGGGCATCAAAACTATCGCAAAATCTAAGCATGGCGTCTCCGTTCCTTTTCGAACTTACAAACCAAACCCAAACCCTTCCGTGACGATCAGCGATCCAGAGAACTCGAAACCCTCCGTGACGATCGGGCTTCCCGGATGGTGCATGACGAACGTCTTGTCCCGGACAGTTCCCTCAAGTCCTCCGTTCACCGGGAAGATGCGCAGCGTTGTCGGCTTGCTGAAATCCGGATCGTCGGCCTCGCGCTCCGCGAGCGTGTACGTTTGGGACGTTCCCGTGAGGCCGGTCCACTCGCGGACCACGTCCCCGTCGATGATCGCCTGCACGGTGTAGGTTCCCTCCGGCGTGACGACGATCACGGCGTCCTGATGGATCACGACGCGATCCGGCATCATCCGCGTCCGATGCGCCCAGGTGAGAACGGCGTCCCCGACGATCTCGGCCGGACACGCCTCGTCGTTCACTTTCACGTTGCCCGGCGGGTAGGGCTTCTGCGCGCGGCTGTCCGTTTCGATCGTGACCTCCGTCACGTCGCCGATTGGAACCACCTGCCCGGAGAGATTCACCGGCAGCGGCTTAACGTCGACTGTCTCGTCCTCCGTGTAGGGCGTGTTCTTGATCGTGTTGGTCAGTATGAAATCATCCGGCCCGTCAAAATACGCCTTGCTGATGAACCAGACGCGAGCGCCTTCCGCGTGCGCCGCGGGAACCGTGTCATATACGCCGCGGACGAGGTTCGTGAACGTGAACGTCCCGTTCCCGTTGTTCACGACGGTCTGCCACGCCATGATCTCGTTGTCGACGAGGAGCAGATTCTTTCCGAGATCACGCTCCGTCGCCGTACAACTTTCGAGAAAAGGAAGATCGCTTTCGAAATCCACCGTGAACCCCGTCGCGTCGAGCGCGTCCGTGCACGCGCTGTAATCCGCGCTCAGCAATCCCGTGGGCGTGAAGCCGACGATCGTCTTCGTTTTGTAGAAATCCGAGACGCCAAAGTCTTTGACCCACACCTCAAACTTGTTCGATGTCGTGTCCTCCCTGGACGCGTGGACGAGCACGCGGATCAGATCGTCGTGCTGCAGCTGATAGGGCGCTTCCATCAGGATCGCCCGCGCTTCCTCGGGCGGCGGCACAGGCTCTTCCCAGAGCGAATCACCGGGATCGACGAACGGGATGAAGCCGGCGCCGAACACATCCTCGACGGCCGTGATGCGAATCTGGCCCCGCTCCAGCGTGCCGTAATCGATCGTGGCCACGCGGAACACCTTCTCGGGGATACCCTCAGCTTCCGAACTGAACCGGAACGGTGAGCCCATGCGCAGCTGGAATGCCCGGCGGTTCGTCGTCATTTCGAGCTTCGCCCACGGGAGGGCATGCGCCCGCAGCTCGCGCGAGACGACGCGCTGCCCGGTGGTGACGTCGTGAATCCACGGGAAATTGATCGCGTTCGGGGAAATCTCCCCGCGCGTGGTGAAGTTCGCCGAGTCCTGGGATTGAACGACGCGGTCCCGGAAGTCCTCCCCGGTGAACGTCACCGTGACGTGATTGACCGTCTCTTCCCACGATCCCCGGTTGTAGCTCAGGGAATCGTCGATCACGTCCGCGTCGGTGAAGAGCGGGAGGTCCTCGGAGTCGTAATCCGCCCGGATCAGCTGCAGCGTCCAGAGGCTCGTCGAAGGATCGACATAAATCGCGGCGTCGATATGCCGGAGAATGTTCGTGATCAGGTCATCCGCCTGGACGTCGTTCTCAAGCTGGACGCTCAGCCCGAAACCCTCGTCAAACAGCGTTTGCGCCTGCTCCACGAAGTTCGCCTCGTCGAGACGCTCGATCGCGATCCCGAGGCCCCACACCTTGTTTGTCAGAATCTCCGCGATGATGAACGCCGGGTTTGCATTCCCATCGATATCCTTGAGCGTCGGCTCACTGAACGGATCGGGCAGCCGGCGCAGCACGAACGAAAGCGGCTTGATGTAGGGCGTCGTCCCGAAGTAGAAACCGCCAGGCGCCGCAAGAACAGCATGGCAGATCCCACGATACGACGGGGGAGTCACGCCGAGCGCGTCGGCGCTGGCTAGGTATTCATTGGGCTCGTGGCCCTGGCCGCCGCGGTAGAGGTCGATAAAGCCCTTCAGGCCGCCCTCGTGATCCTCGCCGCCAAACAGTTCCTCTTCGTCGATCTCGATTTGTATGAAGTCCTCGCCGTCCGGGCCCATTGTCGGCGCGGCGGCGGTGAAAGGAACGTCTTTGGTTTCAGCCGCCTTAATCGCGACAAGTGAGTCGATCTGGCCGTGGCAAAGCGTGAACCACATCCCAGCGTAATACTTGTTTCCGTCGACGCTGACATCGCCCCACCAGTTGACCTGAGGTTGCACCTTCACCGTTCCGAAGATCACCGGGATCGACCGGCCCTCCTCAGCGGTGGGGCCCTTGAAGTCCTCCTTCTTCGCCGTGCGGTTCTTGAGGATTGCCGAGATAGCCGACAGCCCGATATTGACGATGAGGAGGATCGCAAGACCAAACATGGCTATCCCAGCCCGTCGAAAGGATTCCTCGCGGGCGTCCAGGGGAACCCGAGGAACCGTTTAAGGTTGTCGAATTTGTTCACGCACTCGGAGTAAGAGCGATTGCATCCGGCGAACGCGTTGGCTGCGACCGGGGCTTCGATATCGATGAACGGTGCGAGCACGATCACCGTGTCGCCCTGATGATCGACCACCATGCGGCGCTGCTCCCCGATCTTCACGTATCCGTTGCGCAGCCATTGATCGTCTTCGCTGTCGAATTCTGCTGCGACGAGAGTCGCCCCGCCGTTTGAGATCGCCGTCACCGTGGCCACGATCTTGAAGTCTTCCGGGTTCATCCCGCATCCGACGTCGTAGAGAATCCGCGAGCAGGGGCGCTGAAACTTTTGAGGAGGGAGGCGCTTTTTCAGCAGCCCGGAGTCGGGCTCAAATCTCAGTGTGCATTTATCGCCATACGAGGCGGCCACGATCCGCCCCACCGCGGCCGTCACGCGATCATCAACGCCCACGTGTTTCCGGTAGATGGTGAGCGACATGGGCGTCGATGGCGCGTAGGGTTTGAATCGCTCGGCGATTGGATGGCTCGACGGGATTTCAATCTCCATCGATCCGCCGCCTAACTCGGAATTCTGGCCAATGCTGGAGCGGATCAGCGCGATCGGCTCGTAGTCGTTCCCATCGTCGGTGATCGTCGCGTCCGCGCTCGTGAGAAACCATTCCTCGTCGGCGGTCTCGAAGTGATACAGCTCGACCGGCTTCCCTTCGAACGTGCTCAATTCCTGGTCGACGTAGCTCATCAGGTAAAGACCACTCCAAGCTTGCCGATAAAGAGTCTCGGCTTCGGGTTCGCGAACTCACCGGAGACGTGATAGTGGGCGACGCGGATCGTCTGGCTCACCATGGCGCTGTATTCGGCTGCCGACATGGGCAAAGAACTCGTCACCTGCCAGTCCAGGTCACTCCCGGCCACAAACAGGATTTCAAATCCGTTCGAGGCGAAGTTCGGAGCGATGCCGTCGAAGGCCCCGATCTTCGCCGTGGCGCCGTTCACCTGGCCGCCGGGGTCATAGCGCCAGCGCACCTTAAACACCGCCTGTGTGAACCCTGGCGGCGGATCGGGAATTCCGTGGAAGTGTGACGTCGCAAAGACGGAGGTTCCGGTACCGCCGCTCAGCTCCATCACCATCGCGCTGTCTTCGTCGCTGTCGTAGGCGAACTCCGGATCGTCGATCGATCCGCGGACGCCGGCGGACTCGGGCGGATCGTTCGGCGCCGGGTTGAGCGTGTGCGCCGTAGGCATCGCCCACGCCACCTGGACCGAACACGTCAGCGTGGCCTGCTGGCCGGCGGAGTCCGTCACGGTTGCCGTGAATTCGAAATCCGCGTAGGCGTCGAACTCGATCTCTCCGGTCTCGGAGATCGTCATGCCCACCGGCCCATCGATGGTCCATTCGAGATCGCCCGCGCCGCCGGAGGTCTGGAGCTGAAGCGTCCACGCTTCACCGTAGGGAACCTCTCCCACCGGGCAGGCCGTCGTGATCGAGAGCGGCGGGAGCAGGAGCTCCGTGAAGTCCAGCGCCGCCTCGGCGACGTCCGTCGTGTGCCAGATCAGTTCCGGCTCGTCGGTCGACAGCCTCACGTAACGGTGGAAGGACACCATCGAATTGACCGGAACCGCGATCCCCGGCGCTTCTGCCAGCGTCAGGACCTCTTCGTCGCCGTCGACCTCGGCCGCGGTCACGCTGACATAGGCTTTCTGCCCGTTGAACAGCAGGAGCGCCAGCTTGTGGCGGCCCACGCGATCGAACAGAAATTCGGTGTAACCGGACTTCCGGATCCGGATCTCCGTCGCGTCCGCGGCGATCGGCTCAGTCAGAACGAGATCGCGCTGCCAGGTGGGGACGAAACACGGGACGAGACGGCCGGACCGGGCGGAGAGGAACTCCAGCATTTCCGCCGCCTCGTCGCGTCCGTCGCAAATCCAGACAAACGGATTCCAGGTGACGGCAGGAGCCTGACTGCGCGCGACCGTGGCGATCGCGCCAGAGAGGGAATCCAACCTCGAGGCGCGAGGTTCAAACGACGCGTTTACGTCGCCGTTCCGGCTCGGCTCCAGCTCAAGTAGGTCCGCGGTTTCTGTTCCTTGTGGAACACTTTCACAAAGGAACGACACCTCCACAATGCCCGCCGCGGGCCCGACGATCTGCATCGCCGCCGGATCGAGAATCCCCGGTCGGACCGGGATCACCCAGTTCTGACCGTCGCCCGCCCAGGTACTCGCGAGCGTCCCGTCGATCGTGATCGTTGTCGCGTTGAACGAGTCGATCGTCACCAGCTCGAACGTGTAGGGATCGCGCCACACGAGGGCCTGCCCGCCGGCGACGAACCGCCGGAACTCGGTCGCCACGGTGAGCGTCGAGGTTCCGGAATTGGCGGACGCTGTGAGCGGCTGCTTGTCCTGCCACATCGGGACGATGAACTCGTTCGTCCGGACGCCATACAGCAGCGCGTGGAGCAACGCGTGTTCCCGGGCGTCGAGCGCCATCGTACGCCAGGAGAGGCGCAGCCGCGGAGATTGCCGGACCTTGACGCGCTGCTCGAACCCGTCCCGGGCCGGCATGACGTCGGTCAGCCATTCCCCGCGCTCGCGCAGTCCCGGCGACCAGTCCGGGTCAAAAGGGAAAACGACTGGCATCCGTCACCGCCGCCCCAGGGCCGCGCCGAACGCTTTGGGGTTTTCGTTGATGATCTTCAGGACGCCATCCCGGAACTTGGGGTTTCGGATGATGCGCGCCGAGATCGCGTCATCCTCGATCCGGATTCCGACTTCGCCGGTGAAGCTGCCACCGCCCGCCGCCTCCCCGACCAGTCCGCCCTCAGCGAAACGGGGAACTCCGCCGAGCGCCTTCGGCGTCCAGCGCAGCGTGTTCAGCGCCTTGAAGAAATCGACGCCGAGATCGTCGACGACGGATTTCCTGATAACGAACTCGCCGGCCGACAGCATCGCGTGAATCGAATCGCTGGTGCCAGTGCCGGGCCCACGAACGAGGCCTCCGGACGCAAAACCCTGCGCGCCGCCACCGCCCAGAGGATCGACTCCGCCCGCCGCGGCGCCCACTATCCCGAACGCTGCGCGCAGAGTCTTCTGAATGATCAGCGTCGCAAGCATCTGCGCGGCGATTCGGCGGAGGTCCTGAACGATACTGGCGGCCATTCCCTTGAAAGCATCGGAAAGCGATTCGGCGCCAGTGACACCGTCCGCAAAAAAATCCGCCAACGCGCCCGTCGCCGAATCCTCGATCGTGGCCTTAAATTGAGCAGCCTGCTGCGCGGCAAGGTCGGTCTGAATGGCCAGGTCTCGAATCGCGGCAGTGAGCTGGAGGGCCTGCTCCAGCGCGGCGGGATCTCCAGTGGCCTCGGCAGCGTCGCGCGCATTCCTTGCGAGTTCCTGGAGGACAGGCAGGCGCGAGCGCTCCATCTGGAGAATCTGCCGGTCCGCCTCGAACTGAAACAGCGTTCCACGTGCAACATCGGCGTTGATTTCCTCCCGGCGCGCGGCGATGTCCCGGAACACCTGGTCGGCGGAATCTTTGGCGTGGTCGAGGTTTGCGATCGCAGTCTGGACCCGAACAAACTCGTCGACGCGTCCGGAGCGCTTTTCGAAATCCGGCTCATTCGCCTGAATTTCCCGCCGGAGTACTTCCGCTTCGCGCTGAATCTCGATCAGCCGGGCCTCGTGGCGTTTCCCCTGGGACAGCAGCTGCCTTTTGTTGATCTCCGCAATCGCGTCGAGTTCCTTGTTGTCCAGTTCCTGGAGGCGCTTCTCGCGAAGCCGTGCGATCGTCTCGTCGATCTCCCGCTGCTCCACTCCGAGCGCCTTCAGTTCCCTCGCCTTGGCCTCCGCCTCTTTCTCGATTCGGAGCAATTCGGCCTGGTGGCGGTCGCCCTGCAGTTCGAATAGTTCCGCCTCGATGTCCCGCTGCAGTTCCCGGGCTTTCTCTCGCTGTTCCTGAGCCTCCGCGAATTCGTCGCCGATGCGCTGGACTTGCTCGGCGCGCGCTTCCTCCTGGGTCTTTTGCGCGGCCACAACGGCTTTCTGGTGATCCTGACTGATGCCCCTAAGATTTCGCCTCAGTTCGATTTCCCGGACGAGGATCTGGTTATGAATCTCGGCAAGCTGGGTGTCGCGCTCGATGCGCGCTGCCTCGTCTTTACCAACGGGCGTGCTGGCGATAAGATTTTCCCGCTTGCGCAGAATGTCGATCTCGGCCTGAGCCTCGTCCTCCGCCTGTGTCCGGCGCTGGCTGAAATGCCGCGCGATCGCGTCAAGGGTGTCATCGAGCGCCGCCTGCTCGGCTGCGCCCCGGAGTTTCAATTGCGCCTGGATGAGAGCGAGCTCCTGATCGAGCCTCGACTGCTCGAACTTTAAACGGGCGTCGGCAACTTTCTTTGCCTTGTCTCCCGCGTCGAACAGGCCGGTGCCGTCGCCCTTGTTTTTACCATCCCCATCCTTGCCTTTATCGGGGTCGAAAAAGTTATTGAACCGCTCTTGGATGTCCTTGTTGATCTGATCCAGATTGGACAAAAGCTGCTTAACCTGCCCAACCGGATTCCGCTTGAGCGACAGCGAAGGCACGCTGAGAAATTCCTTCCATTTCCGAATGAATTCCTCGATTTCCAGCGAAACCAAAAACAGGTCTGTCGCCAATTCCTTCAGGACCTTGCCGGAAACCTCTCCCAGTTTGTTCATGGCGTTCACGCCTTCGCCACCGAACGCGTTATTGAACCCCTCTCCGACATCAGCCAGCGCCGGGACAAGTCCCGCGGCAAACTGATTTGCGAGTCCCTGCGCGATCGTCTTCATTCGCTCGATTGCGTCGTTCGCGCGACGCGCGGCCGAGGTGGCCTTGTCGTCGAAGACGAGCCCCAGTTTCTCGGCCTCCTTACGCAGTTTTTCGAAACCTTCGCCACCGAGATCATCGATGAGCGGGAGCAGGTCGCGTGCGCCCCTTCCGAAGAACTCCTCTGCGATTCCCACTCGGTTGTATTCAGGACCGAGCGCGGCGAGGGCCTTAACCACCTTCAGGAGCCTCTCGTCGCTCTTGAGGCCCTCCAGGGCCTTCGCCGATCCAAAGAGCGCCAGCGTGGCGTCTGCGGCGGTATCCGCGCCCTTGTCATACGCGGCCATGGTTTTCTGAAACCCGCGAAGGCCGGTATCCAGCGTTCCCAGGTCCGCGTCTGCCGTTTTCGCGGCGAAAGAAAACACGCTGAGCGTCTCGGACGCGAGCCCCGTTTTTTGCGCGAGCTTCCCGATGGCGTCAGCCTCGTCGATCGAGCCGCTAACCAGAGCCGCGAATTCCGAGACCGCCCTGCCGGCCAGCCTGAAGGCCACCGACAGCGCTTCAATTCCAATGATGGCTGCGCCTACCCCGGTTCCGATTCCGACGAGACTGGGCGCCAGGCGCGCGCCAATGGAGGTGGCCATTGCCTCAATGCCGACAGCTGCAGACTTCGACGTCTGGCCGATGCTCTTGAGAACTGGAGGAAGTTTGATGATGGGAGGGGCTCCCGAGGATGGCTGCTGTCGTCCAGCCAGGGCCGCCCCGATATCGAACTGGTTTTGCTGGACAACCTTGCTGGTCTTAACCCATTCCTGCTGAATCCGGCGGAACGCCCTGATAACTTCGTCGACGCCCTCCGCCGAAAGCCTTACGCGAGTGTCTGGCTGATCAGCCATTTTTCAGTCCCTTCAAGATCTCCGGCAGCTTGGGCGGATTCTTTTGCTTGGCGCGCCCTGACTGCGCGAGGATGGTCCACTGGAGCACCTGCATGCGATGCTCCTCGCGCGCCTCTCGGATCAGGCGGGCCTCGAAGGCCTCGAGTGTGTCCGCCATGGGCCAATTCATGATGGCCTCACATCGCTCAGGGTCGTGATCGGCCAGAACGCGGATGATCTCCCCGCTCTGCCCGTAGTCCGTCAGGAAGTCGCTGCGATCGGTTCGCGCACGCCCAGATTTTCGACCGAGCGAAAAACATCGGCGAAATAGCCCAATAAGGCGCGCGCGCCTTCGAAAAAATCGATGATCAACTCCGCGACCAGGATCAGCGCGAGTTGCTTGTCTTCTGGATCGGTGAGCTCCTCCATGAATTCCGCCGTGGCCGCCGCCAGCCTGGGCCGCCATTTCCGGTCCGGCACATCCGCCGGCAGCAGCATGCCCCCGAGTAGAATCGGAGCGTGGCCGCCGTCGACGATCGCGCTCATTAGTCGCTGGACAAGCTCCTCGGGATTCTTGGCGTCGATGTTCATCCCGGCCGCCGCCGCGGCGTCGAGCATGTATTTGTCGTTGGCGTTCGTGAACCTGGAAACGACCCGCCAGTCGCGGCCCCCGATCGTGATGACGCGGGGGCCTTCAGTTTCCTTCTTCATGCGGCTCAGGACTCCTCTTCAGCGGCCAGCTGGATCGCCCGGAAGAACCGCTGACCGACCGGCTTGGTCGGGTCTTCGAGGACGGTCGCGTTGATCGTGAACGAGCCGAACTCCGCGCTGATCAGCTGCAGGGCCGCATCGGCGGAAATCTCCAGCTTCCAGAAGTCGTAGAGGTATCGCGGACCGGAAAGCTGATCACTTGCGGAGATATACCGGCCGTGTCCCTGAATCGTGGGCGACTCGAGGCCCTGAATGATGCGGTGACCGTCAGCCTCGACGATCGCAGGAACTGAGCCGCTCCAGGTTGTCACACCCGCAACAGCGCCGCCGGCAGACAGCAGCCGGACCATTCCGGTCTCCAGGTCGAGTTCGTACTTCTCGGCCGCGAGCGTCGACATGCCCTGCTTGATCGCTGACACGGTGGGATTGAGCACGCCCAATTCGTGCGTTGTCTCGACGGTCAGCAGATACCAGGTGTCCAGCTCGAGCGCCACGCCGCCGTTGATCGGTTCATCCGTCACCGAAGCGTCTGCCGCCTGCACCATGGCCCCTTCGATTCCCAGAAGCGCGAGGGCGACGTTCTTGGAGTCCCACTCGTCCATCTGGATCGCGATCTGCAGGCCGCGGTTCGTGGTGATCTGCTTCAGGATTCCACGCGCGCCCGACATGCTGGAACGTTTCTCGATCCGCTCCACCTGCGGCGTCATCTCGATCGATTCGGCGTTGCCCACATGCCGGAGGCCCGTGCGGGCGCCTGCCGTCGTGAACCGGTCGAATAAGAAACTTCCCGCTCCTACCGTGAGATTGTCCGGATGCGGTGTCGTGATTCCCATCTACCCTCCTATGCGGCTTGGCCGCGAATTGATGATTGCGATCAGTCTTCGACTTTGACCTTCGTGGCCTTCATCCACTTCAGGCGCGCTTCCACGACGATTCCCGCAGCAGTCGCCATATCGTTGATGGCTTCCTGCAGTAGCGCCTTGTCTTGGATTTCACGTCCGGCGAGGGCGAAGGATTCAGCGAGAACGGCAGCCGTTCCCTGTACGGCGATCGCCTTCTTTTGCGCGCTGGACAGTGGAGCGTCGCCGCTGTTTTTGAGCGCATTGGAAACGGCCTCGACTTGAGCGAGGATCAAGTCAACGCGCGTCATGGGATCGACCGCACCGGGCGCCGGCGGTACAAGCTGGAGCGCGTTGCCGTCTTTATCCAGAATCGTTTTTGCGATCATCGCGCCCTGCGCCACTCCGGGGACGCCGGAGTTCGACAGTCCGATCAGAGCGACGTCGGCCGCCGCCTCAAGAAACGTTTTCCATTTCGCCATTTACTCACCTTCCTCGTCGGAATATTTCCGAACTTGAAATTCGAACGGCGCAACCATCGCGGCGAGCTTCATTAGCCCGAACGTGAGCCAGAGCCGGAACTGCAGCCGGCGCGTGAATCGAATGGTTGCCGTAACCGATGCGGGGATGCTGTTCATCGTCGTGTTGAGCGTGGCCATTACTCACCTTCCTTCGGCGGTTTCCCGCCGTGAGGATCTATTTCCAACTCGCTCTTCGATGATCCGAAGTAGTACATGACGATCGCGACCCATGCGATGACGATCTGCCCCAACGCACTCTTGATCGTGTCGGCGTTCGACTCCGGCATCGGCACGAACAGCAAAAGCAGCGTCAGGCCGAACACCGCGAGCGTCGTGACGACAACCAGGAACGCAATCGGGTTAACCCTGGCTTTCGGCATCCATCCCGCAAATCTCCCGTTACCCATTTCGCCCGTCCATGTCGCGGAACTTCGTCCAGTCCGACTTCTCGTTCCGGATCGCCCAGATACAGCCGGCCACGAATCCGACCAGTCCGGCGCCGATCGCCACGAAAGCGATGATCACGCGACCGCCTTTCTGATCTGCGCCTCGGTCCACACGTTCCGGCGTTTGGCGTTCTCGCTGTCCTCGGTCCGCTTGCACTCCGCCAGCATTCCGGCGTAATTGCGCGCGAGCATGTGGCCCATGAATTTCGGGAACTTCGTGCGAAGCCGGCTGATCCCCATCGTGAAGTGCATGTCGATCACGGCCGCCTGGACCGGTTCCGGCATGTCAGTGAATCCGGGAACCGCCAGAATCAGTTCTTTCTGCGAGGTGTCGGTGTCGTTTCCGAACAGCCGGAGGATCGCATCGGGCGTCATGCGCGTGACGCACTTCGGCGCGTAATAGGTGGCCGACATGGCGGGTTTCGCGTATTGAACGACAGAGAAATCGGTCGCGATTTCCGACTTCGATGCGGTCCTGCTCCCAACCACGAAACCATCGAGAGCCAGCGCGGCATCGAGTGATCGAACCATGTGGCCGATCGCGATCGTGACGAGACCCTTCGTGTCGAGATAGAAGTGATCGACGCACCCCTCCCAGCCCTTGATCGCTTCGGCCAGGGCAACGAATTCCGGATTGGATTCGCCGAGAATCACGACTGTTGCTTCCGCCTCCCGAGAAAATTCCCAACCGTCTGAGCGCCCTGCATGATCGCCAGCAGCAGCCCGAGGCCCTTGCCGAACCCGATGAACTGATCCTGCGCTGAACGCATTTCGCTCATGTCCCGTGAGAGCTTCTCGATGTTGCGGGCGTTTTCGATCATCTGGCGCTCGAGCGTCACGATCTTTTCTTCCGATCGCGCCTGGCGCTCGGCTGAGGACTCCTGAGCGGCCGCGCGTGCAGTGAACACCGCCAACAGAAACGCGATCACCAGAATTCGGAGATTCATTTACTTCAACCTCTCCGCCAGCAATCCCCTGCGCGTCGCATACGTCACGACGAACTGCACGTCGACAACGGCGACGTGGGTCTCCGGTACGTCCTCTCCGGCCCACTCCGTGCTGATCTCCAACCCGTACCGGCCGAGCGCCCCGAGAACTACCCGGACCACGTATTCCCGGATCGGCTCGATCAGCGAATCCGTGACGCCGCTCTTCGCGTGATGCCAGATCCGCACCATGATCGCGAGCGTCCGGTGTACGCCGTTCGGATTGCCCCGCGGCTGATCGACGGTTTCCTTCATCAGAAACACGTTCACGATTGGCAGCTCGCCGATTTCCTGCGGCTGCCGGCGCGACCGGTTCACCCCCAGCGGGTTTGGCTTCCCCTCGCCGTTTTCGAGCGCGGTGATGACCGACTGGATAATTTCTTCCGTTACCGTGTCGGCCATCAGGATTCCTCTTCCTCGATCTCCCGGAGGAGCAGCTCTTTCAGGGCGCCGTCGTCCAGGCGCCGGGCCCGCCACACCTCGAAGGTCCGCGCCTCCGTACCGTCCGAAATCGAAACCTGATCGCCCTTGGCAACGTCCGGAAACTTGCTCGTCTGGACTATCGCCGCGGGCGAATAGGTGATCTGGCCTCCACTGAGCGCGTCGTCGAGAACGACCTCCTGCGCCTCGTCGAACCAGCACGGCTCGGTGACTGCTCCGGCCGTGATGGTGTGCGGCGAGTCCGCGAACATCGCCTCGATATCGGTGTCGTTGGTGAAGGCCAGGGCCACGCGTTACTCCGATGGCGGAGCCGCTGGCCCGCAGTTCTTCTTGTGCGATCCCCATGCCTGGGGAGTTTTGAACTTCGAGCGAGGAGCGCCGCACCTTGCGCACTTCTCCACCTCGACCGGTTCCGCTGGTTGCTCGGGTTCGACCGGCGAGATCGATCCGTTTTCAACCAGGTGGGCGGCAAGCGCCTCGTCCTCGATTTCGCGCGTCTCACCGGGCAGCAGATCGCCACCCGGCAAGCCCGACACTTTCCAATTTGCGCGGCAGAACATTTACGCCACCGCGTCGATGAACAGGAAGCCGAGATCGTTGGCGATCAGCAACTCCTTCACCGATTCACCGACCCGGACGCGCGTGCCGCCACGGAGTCCGATATGGGGATCCGGAATCTGGCCGGCCACGCGGTTCTGCCATTCCGCGGTGTAGCCGAACGACAGGACGGGCGTATCAGGCGCCGCCAGTTTGTCCTGGACGATCAGGGCCGCGAGCTTTCCCCACACGCGCGCATAAACCGGTGTCTGTCCCGGCTTCGCGGTGTTCAGCCAGCCCTCGCCCACGAGAACCTCGTCCAGCTCGAGAACGCGGGCCAGCGCCTCACGAGTCGCAACGCCACCGGAGGCAGCGTTGCCACCCGCCGGGAGACATGCCGCAACGACCTTCGCGTGCTGGATCACTTTGGTAAACACGGCCCGGCCCATGACGATCTTGTTGGGGCGAACTACCATCGTGTCCATTGCGGCCAGGATCGCGTTGATCGGATCGGAGCTGGTGTGGGACCACTGCGTCGCGCCGGCCAGCGTGTCCTTGTTGGCTGTCGCGTAGTTGCCGGCGCCGAACACGAGATCTGAGGCGCGCTTCTCGCGGCCGACAGCGATCAACTGCGTCAGCAGCGTCGTCGCCCGGCCGATCGGATCGAAGCGGCCCGCAGCGTTCACGATGTCATCCTGAGGGATCGGGCTGTCCAGTCCGTGGCTGACCACGCTGTCGGTGGCCTCGGTCCCTCCGAACTCGGCCTCGTTCGGCTTGGACTTGCGCCCGACCTTGGTGTCGGGAACGGTGAAGGCGTCGGACTTCGCGAATTTCGTGTACTTGAATTCCTGCTTGCCAACACCGACACGGGGAAGAACCTGATCCGCGATCAGCTTGTCGTTGCTGTACGCCAGCGTGATCGAGGTGAGTTCTTCATCGATTGGAAAAGGGGCATTGCCGCTCATTGATGTCGTCTCCTCTCTCTAAATGGGTTGGCGGTTTAGCTTTCCGCTTCCGCGTTGCTCAACGCGCCCTGTCTCAGGAGCACGTCAATCTCATCGCCATCGGCCGAGGTTTCCAGCGCGATGCCGATGACACGAACGGTTACGCCGGACGCCGGCTCGGCGACCACGGCTTTACCCGCGCTGTCCGATGTGACCTGCTGGCCGCGCGTGATGATTCCGCCGGCCTTGATCCGGGCCGTTCCGCCCATGATCACGTCGACGGGACCGGCGGAAATGGCGTCGATATCGGTCGAGACGCCGATCAGCAGGTCGGTGGCCGCCGCGCCCTGGACGATGTTGCCCGAGCCGTCGAACTTGACGATCCGGCGGGCAGTGACCGCGCCGCCGGCCGTGTAGTTTCGGATTTCCTTTGCGTTCATGAATCCTCTCCTTGAAAAGTGGCGCCCGGTTTACTCGTGCGCGGGTTTTGCCGGAGCGCCCATTTCCTTGCGGATATGTGCGACGGCTTCTTCGGTTGTGACCTCGATGCCGAGCTTCTTCTGCTCGGCCTGATACGCCCTGGCCTTTGCGGCGACCACCTTCGGATCGAGCTTCACGTCGGCCGATTCCTTGTCCGGATTAGCGGGAGTGTCGACCGGCTGTTGGGCCTTGCCACGCATTTCGGTGAGCCGGCCGCCGGTCTTCGCCTTTTCGGCGGCGAGAACCCGATCGCCAGCTTCGGCTCCGGTCGTCTTGCCGTCGAACATCAGCTCGGAGATCAGCGCGTCGTGGCCAGGAGTTGCCCGGCCATGGACGGCCTTGATGCGCTCCCGCTCGGCAGTGGCGCCCTCGGTGACACCTTCCTTGCGGGCAGCGTCGACCTGGTCTTTCGTCTTCGCCTCAGCCTCAGCGATGCCAGCGGCTTTGCCGCGAGCCTCGGCCTTATTTTCCAACTCGTCCTTCTCTTCCTGCGTGATCGAAATGAATTTGTCGCTCAATTGAGCCCTCCTCCGAGAAATGCCCGGGCGCGCGCACGACGCTCACCGTTGAGCGTGGCCACGAGCTGGGAAATGGTTGAGAATCCGTCGATCAGCCCAGCCGTCCGGGCCTGCTCGCCGATGAAAATCTTTCCGTCCGCCATGCGCGCCAAGACGTCCTCCGGCGTGGTTCCTCGATTCCTGGCAACCGCATCCACAAACACGGAATAAATCTGGTCCAGGTGAGACTGGATGACTGCCCGTCCTTCAGCCGAGAGCGGCGCATGCTCTCCGGCGATCCGCTTGTATTTGCCGGCCGTGATATCGGTGAACTTCACACCGATCTTCTTGTCGAGCTCGGACCTGTCGAAGTGCTGGGTGACGACGCCGATCGATCCGGTCACAGACGTGGCGCCATTCAGGAAGACGCGCGACGCAGCAGCGCCGAGCCAATAGCCGCCGCTCGTCATCTGGCCGTCACCGTGCGCAACTATGGGCTTGATATCCCGGGATGACGCGATGAGATCTGCGGTCTCTTCCGTGCCGTCGACGGTACCGCCAGGCGAGTCGATCGACAGGACAATGCTGTGAACCGTGTCGTCGTTCAGCGCCGCTTTCACGTCCCGCTGAATGAGCTGCGTCGATGCGCCGCCGCTGATCCGTGAAAAGAGATTCATGCGCTTTGCGATCACCCCGGTGATTGGAATCACTGCGACGCCGCCGGCGTGCACGTCGTACCCCTGGCGCTCGTTCTGCAGCGACCGTCCGAGCTTGGCCTCGACTGCTTCGATATCGACGTTGTCCCCACGCATGTGCGCGGAACAAATCTCCGTGATCTCGACAAGCTTTTCCGGGAGGATCGCCCACGGCGCAGAGAGAACATCAAGCAGCATCGGTGTCCTCCTGCTTCTTCTCGCGCTGGTCCGGAGTTGGGCCCGGCTTCGGCGCTGGGTCGGTTTCTACGGAGAGCCCGGAATCACGGAGCATCTTTTCCTCTTTCGCCAGCTGCCGGACGTTGTCATCGAACACGCGCCCGGTGAGCTCCATCGTTTCCTGCTCGCGCGTGGACAGCTTCGCCTTGATCCGGCGCTCGGCCGCATCGATCTCGTCGACGGGATTGATCTGGCCTGCGGCGTCGCCGGTCCATTCGCATTGCAGATACGCCGCGCGGATCGCGGGATCGTCAAAGAATCCAGGAGCCGAAATGAGGCCGAGGCCGATCGCCTCTTCGAGCCATGCCTCGTAGACTGGCGTGCAAAACGCGTCCGCCACGAAATGGCGCCGGTTGCGGAAGAACCTCCACGCCTCGAGGAGGGCCGCGCGCGCCGCGGAATACGACGCGGTGAAGTGCTTGATGATGACCTCGTGCGGAACACCGACGGCCGCGCCACACTGACGCAGGATCGCGAGCACAAAAGGATCGAAGCCGGCGTTCGGACGGGTCACTCCTACCGATTGGACGTCCTCGCCTGGGACCAGCTCGAGAATGTTCCCGCTACCCAACTCGAAGTTATCTGGACGCGTGACCTTGCCCGTCTCCTGATCGCCAATCCCACGCTCGGACTTCACGAACGCAGTGAGGAACGCGTTCACGAGCGCCGCTTTCAGTTCGGCCTCGCTGTAGGCGCTCAGGCTCTTGAGTTTCTCGATGATCGGCGCGCAGAGCGGATAGCCGCGCGTCTGACCTGGACGGCGCCGGTCGAACATATGCAGAACTTCACGCCGCCGCCCATCTTCGGTAAACGCTCGCAGCCGGCGTGACTTCCCGCCCGCAAATGCCAGCGAGGTCCCGGGGTAGTAATTCACCACGTGATAGGCGATCGGCGCGCCAACGGCGTCGAGTTCAACGCCCTCGACAATCCGGTTCTTTGCATCGGACAGCGTCCCTGGCTTCGACGTGACCAGGTCGGCCTCGATCATCTGCAGCGACAGTTGGAACATGCTGTAATCGCGTTGGACCATTGCGAGCAGCGTGAACACGTCGCCTGATTCAAGGCACGACCGGAACGCGAGCTCCTGAAGGCCGTAAAAATTCTGCGTCCGCGTGATATCGCAATTCGTGGATTCGGCCCACAGCCGCCAGAGCCCGGAGGTGTTGTCGCCCCACTCGTTAGCCGCCTCCTCGGTTTTGAGTTTGGCGGCCTTCCAGTCAGGCTTCGGCTGCAACTTGAGCCCGCCACCGATCGTGCTCAGAACGATCGTGTTTCCAATTCCGGCAGCCAGGGCATCGTTGCGATTCAGATCACGGCTGCGCGCGCGCAGCTTCGACAGTGCGCTTCCGCTACCGATATCGTCGTCTGCGCTCTTTGCACGGGGTGTCCAGTTCTGCAGGCTCCGGTGCGTGGAACTGGCTCCGACAAAGCTCGAATCCGACATGATGTCGATTGCCACTCGCGCACGATGGCGCTTCGCTCCCCATACTGGGGCGACGGAATCAATCGCGCGGTCGAGCCAGTTAGTCATACCGGTTCACCACCTGGCGGATTCGGATTCCACCACTGCGCCCGTTTTGAAGGGATGACTCCATGCCTTCGAGGCGATGAATCTCGGCGTTTATTTCTTGCAGGTCCGCCCGGGTGAAGGATCGGCCGTGGATTGCGTAGGCTTGCGCTTGCAGGATTTTCGTTCGTGCTGCTCGGAACTCGGCGAGATCGGATTGGACCTGCTCAAGAGTCACGCCGCGCATGATGCTGGAAAACTTTTCCCTTAACCACGCAGTGTTTTTCGCTGCATGCGGCGTGTGTCGCTGCATGCGGTGCAGAACGCTGCGGGGTAAAGAATCGGTTCTCAGTACCCGCGGTAGCGCTGACAAATCGGGTCCAAAACGAAAAATAATGCTTGCATTACTATATACGCCCACGTATACTAATTCCCGTCGCGACAATTAAGTCGCCGACTCCGATTCCTGAAGCCCGTGGAGATATCGAGGCCCTGCCCACACGTCAGAGCGAGCGAGGAAAACCAGATGAAGGGAACTGAACTGGCCGCAATTCGGGAAAGTCTCCGCCTCACCCAGGCCGAACTCGCGAGCCTCCTGGACGTCGCTACAAACACCGTCTCGCGATGGGAACAGGATCAAATGCCGATCCGCCGGCGGGATGAATTGTCGGTGCGATTCCTAGCAACGCGGAACGGTAAGCAATGGGCAAAAACGGCTACTGGTCTCACTTGAGCGGGTCATAATCGTCGCTTTGCGCAAACGGATCGTAGTCTTTGTGGTCAGATTTCTGAGACTCCACCTTAGGCGGGGAAGGAAGCACTACCGGAGAAAGAGAAACTTTCTCTTGTGTTGTGGCGAGTGACTTGTTAAGCCAATCCCATACCCACTCTTCTTGAATGCCCTGAAATTCCGCATCTGGGGAGACCGAATGAATCAGTAGCCGGTCTGACTCAGACAGCAACGGAACAGCAAGGTTTGAGAAATCATCGACAGTGAGTTCCGTGAGCACCATCCAGCATCCTTCTGAATAACGAAGCCAATCTTTGGCCGAGCGGCTAACGAGGGCCTGAATTCTATCGATAGCGGATTCAGCGCCTTTCGTTGTTGTGGGCCAAAACATCGGCACCAGCGACTCGTCCAGTTGAGTCACTGATATATGTATAACGCGGTGCCTACTCATCGACCGCACCCTTGGAAAAATGTTTTGGCGCCTCAGGGACGGTCGACTCGACCAGCCTTGCTGGACTCAGTTTTCGCTGTTCTGGCGAAGGAATCTGGCTCTTTGATCTTGCCTCGAATCTCTTATGACTAACCCATTCGGAACCTTCGAGCAGTGCAATATCTGGGCGCTCCTTCGCAAAACTACAAACGGATCGAAACCAGAATGCGAAGACCAAGACTGCCAACACGGCCATGCCCGCAATCCCC